ATGATCTACAAATCGAAATCAGGTTTGAGACGAGATTTCAAAGCTATTGTTACGCCAGGTATGGTGCGTACTTTAGCAGGCACATTCAAAGGATTTAATTATACTTTGAATGAAGAAACCTTTGATGGTATGTGCATGGGAACACTAGTGAGTGATTCCATTTACAAGCAAATTATTGGTTTTCATCTTGGTGGAAAAGGTAAAATAGGAGGAGCTGCCTCTTTTACTATCGGCATGTTAGAAGCTGCAGAAACCAAACTTAGATCAATAGAAGGTATTTTATTATCTAAGAGTTCAGGTACTATTTTAACAGAACAATTTGGTGTTAATTTCTTTCAAGGAAGCGAAATTAACTCTAAAAGTCCTGTTCATTTTTTGCCTAAAGGAAACAATTTACAGATTTTTGGATCTGTAGATGGTCGTAGTATCATGCAGACGACCGTAGTTCCTACAAAAATTTCGCCTTTTGTTGAAGAAGTAACAGGTGTTCCTCAACAATGGGGAGGTCCGCAATTTGGACCCCATAGGTGGAAACCTTGGCAAACATCTCTTCAACATTCCAGTTGTCCTTCTATTGGTATGAGAGGAGATTTATTGCAAAAAGCGGTTATTGATTATAAAAAACCGCTTATTCAAATGATTACCAATAATCTTGAGTTGGCTGATCAAATTCGTCCTTTGACTAAAATGCAAACTATCTGTGGTATAGATGGTAAGCGTTTTATTGATAAGATGAAACCCACAACTTCAGTTGGTTATCCTTTATCAGGACCTAAATCAGCTTATATGACGTTGTTGGATCCTGCAGAATTTACGGATTTTGCTTGCCCAGTTGAATTAGCTGATCAATTTTGGATTGAATCTGAAAGAATGTCAGCTGAATATTTAGCTGGAAGACGCTGTTATCCAGTTTTTAAAGCAGCTTTGAAAGATGAACCTACTCCCCTCGATAAGGAAAAGGTTCGAGTTTTTCAAGCTGCACCTATGGCTTTACAAATATTAGTAAGAAAATATTTTTTGCCACTAGCTCGGATTATTTCGATTGTACCTTTAGTTTCTGAGTGTGCAGTCGGAGTTAATACTTCAGGTCCAGAATGGAATGAACTATGTGTGCATGTGAAGCAACATGGTTCAAATCGTATTTTGGCTGGAGATTACAGTAAATACGATCTTAGGATGGCTAGTCAATTAATTTCTGCTGCATTCAGAATTTTGATTGATATGGGCAAAGCTTCTAATAATTATACTGATGATGATATCAGTATTATGGAAGGTATTGCTACAGATATTAGTCAACCTATGATGGCTTATAATGGAGATTACGTTCTACATACAGGTTCTAATCCATCAGGTCAAAATTTGACAGTTTATATTAATTCTATTGTTAATTCACTTTTATTTAGATGCGCATATTTTTCCATATATAAGGAGAAGAAAAATTTACCTATTTTTAGGGATGTGTGTGCTTTAATTACATATGGTGATGATGCAAAGAGTTCTGTTAAAGAAGGTTATGATGAATTTAATCATATAGCTGTTGCTGATTTTTTGGCAGCTAATGATATGAAATTTACTATGCCTGATAAGACTTCTACTCCAACTAAATTCATGACGG